TCCCGAGCGTGAGCCCGGTGCGGTGCTCGATGTAGTCCTTGGCCGCCTTGACGAGACGCGCCAGCTCCGCGTCGTCCTCCCGGATTTCGACGCGCAGGGCCTGCCGGAGGTTGTCGAGCGGAATCCACAGCATGGGAAACCGGGGGCGAGGCGGGAAGCCCCGCCCCCGGGAGAAAGAGAGGTGTCGGTATCACTCGGACTGGACGAACGTGATGCCCGCGAACGCATCGGGCAGGGTCACGTGGAAGTCGTAGCGGGCGTAGGTGAACAGGTTCACCTGCAGGTTGGCGGAGCCCGAGTACGGGTCCACCATCATGGTCATGCCCAGACGCTCGAACAGCGTGGCGTAATCGAGGTTGCCGACCATGACGCGAGTCTTGTTGTCGGTCGCGATCTTGGTCTGGTCGATCTGCTGGCTGATGATGTAGGGGATGCCGTAGATGGTGCCGGGGATGCCGCCGGTGAGGTCCTGCGAATCACCGACCTTCCACAGGTACTCGCGGTCGCCGGCGGCGCCGGAGCTGCCGAGCTTAAGCTTGCGGATGTTCTTGAGCGCGTCGTCGTCCAGGATCCACCGGAAGTTGCCGGTGCGGTACTGCGGCTTCACGGCATGGGCGCAGTCAATGAGGTTGTCACCGGTGAGGTTGGCGTACTTGTTGCCGCCGGTGATCTTCTGGCTGGACGAGTGCGGCGCGTCCATCAGGCCGTTGGTCCAGGCGTTGGTTACGCCGCCCTGAACCATAGCCTTCTCAAGCAGGATGCTCATCGACGTGGCCTGTTGCCGCATGATGTACCCCTGCATGTCGGGGTTGCCGACCGCGTCGGCCAGGGCCTCGATGGACACCGTGTTGCGGGTCACGACCTTCTTCGGGTCCACCGTGATCTGGGCGCTGAACGTCGGATCGGTCGCGCTGATCGCGCCGGCCTCGGTGACGAAGTTCGACGCCGGGAGGGCCCCGCCGATCGGGATCTTCTTGTCCCCGTCGATGCTCACGCGGGCGACCTGGCCGACCAGCGTGACCGGGTCGTACAGCTTCTCGACGATCTGCCGGTACATGTCCTGCGGCACGCCGATGTTCGTCGTGCCAGTCCCGATGGCCCGGACTTCCGAGACGTTGCCGGTGCGGAGGTAGTTCCAGAACGCGGCCCGGTACTCCGGGGTCGCGGTCACGTCGGAACCGCCGAGGCGGGCGAGCGGGGCCGGGGCGCTCCGCAGCTGGGCGTCGTTCGCGGTGGTCGCCAGCTGCTCGATCCGCTTGGTGCGGGCCGAGTTCTGGGCGGAAAGCTCGATCTCGACGGCCCGCTTGTTGAGGGCGTCGAAACGCTCTTCCACCTCGGCGGCGGACCAGCCTTCCTTGTTCTCGTTCACCTTCCGCATCTCGGCGGCGATGCTGCCGAGCTCGTGGTGCATGCTCATGGTTGCCATAGTTCGATGCTCCGAATTTGCAGCTCGCGTGCTCGTCGCACGCGGGCGTCGTGGTTGGTTGACCTCAGGGCCGCTTCCGTCTGCGGGTATGCGGCCTGGATGACTACGGACACCTCGACTAGGTCGACGTCGAGGAGCGTTCTGGTGTTGCCCCGCCACTCGTCCTTGCGGACCGAGAAGCCGAAGGACATCTGGCCGTCGAGGTCGCCCCGCTCGAGGAGCGTGCGGACGTCGCGGCCGAGGGTGGTGTCTGGAAGGTCGGCCTCGAAACGGAGGCCCTTGGCGTCGCTTGCGAGGCGGAGCGTCTTCGACGTGCGGCGGGCGAGCAGCTGCCCGGGCTCATGGTTGTAGAGCAGCAGCACGTCGGGGTTCTCGAGCAGCGTCCGGTCGAACGCCCGCGAGTCGATCCGCTCGATGAAACGCCCGCGGGGCCCGTACAGCTCCTGGCTGTCGACGCCGAAGACGGCGGCGTAGCCGGTGAGGGTGTTCCCCTCGCGGGCGACAGGCGCGAGACGACGTTCAACCCGTGAAGTCATTGACGCTCCCTGCCGTCTGGCTGGTGTCATCGCCGGCGTTGGTGGTGCCGCCGCCGGTGCCCATGTTCTTGGCCAGGATGAACTCGTCCCCGTCCGGGACAGGGTCGAGGTCGAGACGTGCCCGCGCTTCGTTGCGGGTGATGATCGACGCCTCGACGCCGGTGCGGATGGCCGCCATCGTCTCGGCGAGGGTCGGGCGCACGACGGTGTCGTAGTCCCAGATCACGCGGCCGACGCCGCCCATCACTTTGCGGCGGTACTCCTGTGCCCATTGTTCGGCCCAGTGGGAAAGGCACGCATCGACGTACATCCGCAGCAACGCTTCCATGCCAGCGCCGGTTGGTCCGCCACCGAGGTTCAGGTAAGGGCTGGGCACGCCGAAGATGCGGGCGATTTCCTCAACCGTGAAGTTGGACGCCTGCACGTACACGCTGTCCTCAAGCGTGCCGCCGATCGTCTCGATCTTCATCCCCTCGGCGAGCACGATCGGACGCCCGGCGTTGTCCGCGCCCGCGTGCCGTTCCATGTAGGAGTTAGCGATCCGCTGCTGCGCCTCGGGGCTGAGCGGTCCCGGGTGCACCAGAGCGATCTTGGGCACGCCGGCATTTCCGAAGACGGCGTTTCCGGTGCGGGCAAGGTTCTGACCGAGCGAGAACGAATCGCGAGCAGTACGGATCGGCGATTTGCCCCAGATGCCGTCCGAGCCAAGGGCCTTCACGTGGAAGACCTCTTCAGGCTCGATCAGCCCCATGCGGCTGTGGCGATAGCGGACTGTCCCGCCGGTGGTGTCCAGCGAGATTTCCTCGGGCAGCAGCAGCTGCAGCTCGACCGCCTGGCCGCGGCCGTCGCGGGCGACGTAGGCGAACGCATTGCCGTACAGCAGGACGTTCACCATCATCGCCCTGCGGAACTCGAACTGCGTGTGATAGCGCGACGGGTCGCCCTCGAGCAGGTCGCCCGCGCCTCCCTCGACGCGGGCGCCCAGCCGGGCGATGTCGCCGCTGATCAGCTGCACCGCGCGATATGCGGCGGCGATCCGCAGGGCGCCCTGCTCGGTGAGGTCGGGCGCCGCTGCGGACGAGATGGGCCACCATCCGAACGTCGAGACGCTCGGTGCCGATCTGCGCTGCAACGTACCGCGAAGCCAATTGAGCATCGCGCCCCCGGACACCAGTTGTAGCCGCCCCCACGGAAGCTACTGAATGCCCGAGGCCTCGTACACCGACGGCGGACGGCCTGCCTCGAGCGAGTACGAGTGTACGGCCATCAGCCCCGCCATCAAGGGGTCAATGCATTTCCGGCCAGATTTTACCGGCCGCAGGTTGCCGTTGTTGTCGTGCCACACGTCGACGTCGGCGCATGCCCGCCTAAATATTTCGTCCGCTTGGAACACCATCCGCTTCGACACCCAGTAGTTCTGGAACACCTGGCACGCCGGGCCGAGGGTCGAGATGGTCATGGGGTACTCGACGAGCGGCACCGCATCTTGATGGACTAAACACTGGGCGAGGTACGTGCTGCCCCACTTGTCAAACGCCACCTTGCGGACGTCGAAGAACGCCCGCCACGCGGCGACCTGGTCGCGGATCGCCTGGTAGTCGACCTCGCGGCCCGGCGTCAGGCAGATCCGGCCCTCCGATTCCCACCGCCGCAGGGGCATGGCGTACTCCACCTCGCGGTCGCGGGCGCTCTCGTTCGGCCACCAGTACTTGCCGACGATGGCCAGCCGGCCGTCGAGCAGCGGTACGCAGGCCACCAGGGCGCTCATGTCGAAGCTCTTCGACAGGTCGAGGCCCAGCCAGGCAGGACGCCCGCGTAGGGCCTCCAGCTCGACCGCGTCGGCCGACCAGTAGTCCATGTTCAGCCATGCCCCGGTGCCGTACTGCGGGCGGCACAGCTGGTAGCGGGCGAACTCGTCCTGCTTGACCTTGGAGACGCTATGAGCCGCCCACAGGTCGCGGATGCCCTGCAGGGTCGGCTGCACCGGCAGGCCCGGGTTGGCCTTTGGCCACGCCTTCTCGTCGGCCAGCTCGTCCGACTCGTCCACGCCCCAAAGCCAGTACTGGTTGGCGTCGAGCTGCAGCCGGCCCTCGAGCACCGCCTGCCCGGTCTTGACCTCGTCGGCGTACCAGTTGTCGGGGTTGCTGCCAGGCGTCGAGATGACCACGCCCAGCGTCTCCTTCCGCTTGGCCGCCGTGGTGGTCAGCTTCGTGGCGAAACGCCCCCGCCACTCGTGGGCCTCATCGCCGATCCACAGGCTGGGGTTCAGGCCGTCCAGGCTCTTCTCGCTCGAGGTCAGGGCCTGCAGCCGGCAGTCCTGGTCCTTCCGCTCGACCGTGTACTGCCTCGGCTCGAGGTCCCCAGCCACCCGGCGGGCCATCGTCTTGGCGGTGTTCAGGAGCGTGGTCGCCTGGTCCCGCTTGTTGGCGATGATGTCCACCCGCCGGCCCGGCCCCGTCGTCAAGTCGAACAGGGCGACCGCGGCCATGAACGTCGTCTTGCCGGCACCGCGACCGACCTGCACCAGGGCAAACTTCGTGCGGCGGGCGCCGGTGTCCCGACGCTTCCAGCCGTAGAGCCCGGCCACCACCCACAGCTGCCAGTCGAGCAGCTCGTAGTCCTGGTCGTGGTCGTCACCGACCAGACCGCAGCCCCGGCAAAACTCGGCCACCTGCTCAACCCTCTTCCAGTCCATGACCAGGTCGGGCCGCTCGAGGTCCGCGGCCCACCGATCGGCCGCCAACCGCACCCACCGACCGGCCGGGACCTTGCCCGACCGGATGCCCGCGACGTACCGCGACACCCGCACGCGGGCGGTCAACCGGCGTTTTTGCGTCAATTTCGAGGGTATTATGGTCGTGCGCATTTTGCGAGGGCGCGGCGGGTAGGTCAGGACCCCCGTTTCCGGGGGTCGCTACCCCCCCGGTTGGCCCGAGGGATCGCGACCACCACGACGGGGGTCCACGGTGCGGCCTGGTTGTCAGCTCACTGGCTGTGGTGCGCCCGATGGCACGGGCTGCAAAGGCTCTCGAGGTTGCTGAATGCGGACGGATGGCCACCTGCAGACATGGGCACGATGTGGTGCACCTCGGTGGCAACGACACCACACCGCTCGCACAACGGTGTGGCAATGAGCTTCAGCTTGCGGTTGCGGCGGGCTTGCCGGCTGTCGTATTGCCGGTACTCGCCACGGGCGTGCGGCATGGCTTGCCCCCAACGGGGCATCTCGACCTTGGGGATGCTGGA